CAAGAGTTGGCGAGAATATGAAAAGATATGCTGGTCAAATACTAAACGACTCATTAAGAGATTTTGATGCTACTCTAAACTTCAATAAGTCTAAAGATGCTGGACTTACATTTGTTAAATATTATGGAGATGTAATACCAACCACAAGAGATATTTGCAGAAGAATGGTAAGTGGAAGTTTAGACAAAAGAGCCAATGGATTATTTACTATAGAAGAAATACAAGACATTTGGGCTAGTAGAAGTTGGTCAGGTAAAAAAGGTGGAAACCCTATGATTGTAAGAGGTGGTTATAATTGTAGGCATCAATTTAGTTATGTTAATCCTGATTGGTACGAGGAAGATGATAGATTTGATGAAACAGTTTCAAATATTACAGATGTAAAACCAACAGAAATTTCTAGAAATATTTATGGAGAAATTGGAGATCAAGAAAGAAATTTATTAGAAGAAAGTTTTGGTAAAGAAAAAACACCATATTCAAATGCTATAAGTTTATTAGCACCTACTAAATCTATATTGCAAACAAAAGGTAGGAGTCCATATTATGGTGCTTCTGCTGGAGATATATTAGAGTTAGGTGTGCAGAGTTCAAAAAACGCAAGACAATTAACTATGATACATGAATATACTCATAGAATAGATATTAAGTTAAGTGAATATTTATTAAACAACCCAAATAAAAGAAAAATTGTTTTAAAAGGTTTTGATATACCAACAGGCATCACTACTAAAAAAGCATCTGACAAGATATTATCTTCATACAATATTAAAAATATGATTGATGATGATAAAATATTAAGTAGAAATTATTCTAAAAATAAATTGAAATATGAAACACAGTTAAAAAATATTGAAAAAAATGCACCTGAATTAGTTGTAGATGGTAAAATTAATCCTTTATATAATGAATATTACAAAAAACAAAATAGCTTAATTAAATCAGATATTTTAACAGATGATGAAATAAAATATTATTTAAAAAATAATAGTTTATCTGATAATGATAGTGCTGTTTTAAATTTTAAGCTAAAACTAAATAATAAATTTATTGATAATACTAGCAAAAATTATGATTATCAATTTAGTGAAACATTTAATGATTATATTGGCTCAATAACAAAAGAATCATTAGGTTATGGTCATGGTGCAGATTATTATAATAAATTTGGTTTTCTTGAATCTTCAGGAACTAAAACATTTACACAAGGTCAATCTCTTGAAGCATGGGCAGAACATTCATCTATGACTATAAACCCTATTAAAGAAATGACAGTAATTGAAAGAAAATTAATGAACTATTATGCACCTAATACCACAAAAGGGTTTGATACATTAGTTCAACGAATAGGAGAAATAGATGGTTAAGGACAACAAAGTAGATAAATTTAAAGTTAATGAATTATTAGCTGAGTATAACAAAACATTTAAAAAACCATTAGAATTAGTAACAATTTTTATTAATAGAGATGAGATTTTACAAAAAAAACTTATTAACTTATTAGAATCTTCGATTTCAAATAAAAAAGAAGTAACAAAAAAAGATATAGAAAAATTTTACCCTACAACAGAGGGTATTGTAATTTAACTATAATATTGATATAGCAACACAATTAACCAATAGGAGTCTTATGACGCAAGAAACAGAGGCAGTTCAGCCGAATAACGAACAAGTAGAAACAAAAGAAGAAGTAAAAGTAGAAACACCAGAACAAAAAACTTTTACACAAGAACAAATAGATAACATAATCAAAACTAGACTTGAAGCAGAGAAATCTAAGTATGAGAAAAAACTTCAAGAAGAAGAAAAGCAAAAAGCTGAAATCTTAAAACAAAAACAATTAGAAGAAGCTAAGACTAAGCAAGATTTAGAAAAGATTATGCAAGAAAGATTATCTGAAAAAGACTCAGAGTTACAAAGAGTTAAAGATCAGATTAAAAAAGAAAAAGTAGATAATTCAATACTATCTGTTGCATCATCAAACAAAGCTATTAGCCCAGCACAAGTTGTTGCTTTACTAAAAGACGAAGTTAAGTACACAGATGATGGTAGAATAGAAGTAGTTGATAATAATTCTAATGTACGATATAACGCAAATGGAGAACTACTTACAATTGAAGATCGAGTTAAGGAGTTTTTAGATAGCAACCCACACTTCCGTCAAGGGTCTCTGTCTGGTTCAGGAAGCCAGAGTGCTATTGGTGGTAAAACTGTTAAACCTTTTAACCTACAGGACTTGGACTTAACAAAGCCAGAAGATCGTAAAGCCTATGCAGAATATAGGAAGAAGCGAGATTCAGGTGCTGTTGAGATTAACTTAAAACAATAAAACTTAATAGGTAATAAAAATGGCAAACGAAAGCACAAGTTCTACTCTATCAGAACTATACACAGAGATAGTAGCAGAAGCACAATTCGTAGCTTCTGAAAAATCCATCATGAGAAACTTAGTTAAAAACTATGCTATCACAGGTGGTGGAAAAGCAGTTGAAGTTCCTGTTTATGCTCAAGTATCAGCATCAGCAGTAGCAGAAGCAACTGATCTTTCTAATACAGCAATCGACCCAAGTTCAGTAACTATTACTGCATCTGAGGTTGGTGTTATGACTACTCTAACAGACTTAGCAAGAAATTCAGCACCTAGAAATGTTGCTGGAGATATTGGTAAATTGTTTGGAGAAGCATTAGCTAGAAAACAAGATGCAGACTTAATTGCATTGTTTGATGGCTTCTCAACTACACTAGGAGATGGTACAGGTGCTATTTCTCCAGCTGTAATTTTTAATGCTCTATCTACTTTAAGAGCAAATTCATTACCAGCTAACGAATGTGCAGTTGTGTTACACCCTAAAATCGCTTACGATCTAAAATCTGGCTTAACTAATACTTTTGCTGGTTTAGATACAGAGAACTCAAACGAAGCCCTAAGATCAGGTTTTGTTGGTACTCTTGCTGGTATGCCAATATTTGAAACTTCAAACATGGCTAATACAGGAACAGCTGGTGATTACAAAGGTGGTGCTATGCACAAAGACGCATTAGCAATCGCTATGATGCAAGATGTTAAAATTGAAACTCAGCGAGACGCCAGCTTACGTGCTGACGAAATCGTGGCTACGTCAGTTTATGGTGTAGGCGAGATTCATGACTCTTACGGAGTAGAACTACATTACGATTCATCAATCCAATAATAATTGGATACTTTGTGAGGGTGGGAAACTGCCCTCACAACTAACACAAGGAGAATAAAATGGTAAAATTAGTATTATCAAATGAGAAGATGGTTACTCTTAAAAGAGGTAACAAAATAATCACTAGAAGTCAGTTAGATTATGAAACTAATAAAGTGATGTATGATTTTAGAGGTTTTAAACCTGAGCAAGATGTTGTAAAAGAAGTTAAAGAGGTTGTTAAAGAAAATGTAGTTCCTCTAAAAAAGAAACGAAAAACAAGGAAGAAAAAAGATGAACAAGTGGATTTGGAAACAAACTAGAAAATGGAGTAAATGGGTTTGGAGAAAAGCTGTTAGCAACCCAATGTATTCTATTCCTTTAGTATTAATAATTGCTTATTTAATTTGGAAGTAGATTATGGCTAATTATACAGGTGCAGATGTAATCGTTGCTGGAGATGTAACTAAGTATCAACCAGATGCGTTTGATTTTGGTATAGCTTCAACAGATACAGAAGCAGTTAATTTCTTTGCACAAACTACTAATGATATTTTCAGACAATTAAGAATAGAGTGGTTTCCCGTATATAAAACAAACATATTTACAGATATTACAGTTTTAAATACTGCTGAGATGGTAAATACAAAAGTTAATTTAGATCAGTTTGAACGGGCTGGTGTTTATCTATTTCTTGGAAGATTCTTTTTACCAGCATTAACTAAATTTAGACCAGAAACAGAAAAAGATAGATTTGAAAGAATGGCAGAATATTATATGAGCCAATACAATATCGAATGGAGAATGATATTAGAAGATGGTGTAGAATATGATGTAGATGCTGATGGAACTATCATATCAAACGAGAGAGAAGCTTTACATGGATTTAGAAGATTGACTAGATAATGGCTTTAGATTTAAAGATCAAAACCAATTCTAAATTAGTTGAAAAAAGATTCAAAAGAATAGAGAAAAAGTTTAAAAGCATAATCCAAAAAGGAATACTACAAGCTGGTTTTCAATTATTAGATATTATTAGAACTAAAACACAAAAAGGAATAGATTTTAGAGATGTACCTTTTGTTCCATATTCATCAGGATATTTAAAAAAATTACAAAAAGAGGGTAAGTCAACAAAAGTAGATTTATTTTATTCAGGTCGTATGTTAGGTGCATTAACTCCATCTGGTAGAACTATTAGAAAAACAGGAACTAATAAAGTTACTGTTAATTTTAGTAATTCACAGATGAGGCAAAGAGCAGTATTTAATCAAGTATTAGGAAAAAATAAGAGGGAATTTTTTGGATTTAATGATAGAACAGCAAATATAATAAGAAAACAATTTAACAGATTTGTTGCAAAGGAATTTAGGAAAGCAAGAATATGAGTGTAAGAGAAGATATAGCATCTGAATTATTATCTACTTTATCTGGTATATCTAGCCCAGCAATTAAGAAAGCTACTAGACAACCTTTTTTATTAGATGAATTATCAGAACAACAATACCCAGCAATAATAGTTCAAACATCAGAAGAAAATAGAGAAGATGTTGAATTAGGTTCTGGTGCTAAAACTAGAACAGGCACTATTGATTTTGTAATACTAGGTTTTGTTAAAGGTGCAGAAGTTAATATAGATACTAAAAGAAATGAATTAATTACAGCTATTGAAACTGCAATAGAAACTGATATTACTCGAAATGGTAACGCACTTGATTCTGAAGTTATCCAAGTAGAAACTGACGAGGGTTCTTTATTTCCTGTTGGTGGAATAAGAATGACAATTAGGTGTATG